TTTGTACTCCATTTCAGATCTAAACTGAAATTTCTTTTCTTCCAAGTTTGCTAATGCTTGATAGCCTTGTATTTTTAATGTTCTTTCGGCAAGTTTAGCACTCTTATCATCTTTTATTAACTCATAACTTAATTTAGCTACATTCTTCCTGTCTTCTCTTTCCTCTTCATTTATAGCATTTAAATCTTTACCATATTGTTGGACACCAAATTTCAAACCTCTTGCAAAATTAGTAAGAGCGTTAGAACTTTGTCCTGCTGCTGTTTCAGCACCACCTGCAATCATAGCCATCCAAAAGGCAGTCATCTTATCTTCGTCATAACGTCCTTCTTTTACACCTAATTGTTTTTCAGCTTGCTTATAAGCATCATCTAAAGATAAAGGCTTATCTGTTTTATCCATTAAAGTTTCTATCTTAGAAGTGAAATCTTTTACTTTATCTTGACTAGCTTCAAATTTCTTGTCTTCTTGTTTTCTTTCTTGAAATTTTGTTTTCCAAGACTCATAATCATTTCTAGATTCAGTGAGTATATCTTTACCTGTTTTAAGACCTAAATTTTTACCTTCTGGAATATTGTCTTTTAATTCTTTGTCTGTTTGTAAAATACTTTTATTTTCATTATTAATCACGGCACCTGGTTCTTGTATCATTGATTTTTCTGATACTTTTGGTTGACCTGATGTATCACCACTACCTGCTCTATTAAAAGTAGCTGATTTATCAGTGCTAAAATCATCCATTGCGGTTACTTCTGGAGCTTCTTTTTTAGTTCCAAACTCTCCTTCTTTTTTTATTAACTTTTTATTTTTTTGTTCTGTTGTTACAGGTATCTCCGCTGTTGTTTCAGCAGGAAGATCGATAAATTTATATTTTCTATCCTTTGGATCAAAATAAATATTTGCGTATTTTGATTCTATTAAAGAAGGACTAGCGGTAATAGCACCCTTATTAAGTTGATCTAATCCTGCAGCATCTATGACTGATTTAGATCCACCAATTCCTCCAAGACTATACCCTTTAACTGCACCACCATTAGCATACCCTTGAACGGCACCCATCAACTGTGGAGATGACGCAAGAATACCCATAGGCTGATTGGCTCTTACAGGCTGACGAAACATTCTTCTGCTTAGTGGATTATCCATCATCGTGCATATTTCCCTTGGTTCATTAATCCATAAGCACCTATACCTGCTTGTGCAAGGCCAAGTAGTTGTGATGAGGTACTTGGAGCGGGGCTCGTGGATGTTGAGTAAGTCTGTTGCAGTGCTGGAACACCTCTAAAGATATCAGACATAAATCCAATTTGTTGATAAGGTAGAGCTTGTTCTGCGAGTGCGTTGGCTCTTGCTATATCAAGTGCTTTCTGTGACTGACCTTGTTGTAGACCACCAATACCTAATAATGTGTTGACATCTTGAACACCCATCTGTTGTCCTAGTTGTCCTAAACCAGCAGTTTGAACACCCATCTGTCCAATTTGTGAACCCAAAGCACCTGTTGTTTGACCAAGTTGACCAGTTAATTGTGCTTGTTTTAAAGCTTGTTGTGCTCCTTGTGATGCAGCTTGTTGTGCTAAGTTTTGTGCTTGTGCAAAACCTTGTGATCTTAGTTGAGCACCAGTTCTTGCTTGTTGATCCATCACATTTCGAGCAAGTTCTTGTTCTGCAACTGCTTGTCTTGAACCACCAAATGCACCTTGCGATACTGCATTCGCTCCAATATTCGTTCTTTGTATATCACCTTGTCTTGCTATATCTCTTTGTGTTGCTGCAATGGTATCCTCCATAAAAGGATCCATGAATTGTTGATAAGATCTAGGATCAAAATCATAAGTAGCACCAGCAGTTTGTCCTATTGCACTACCAATTGTTCCTAGACCAGCACCAACTGCACCTATGCCTTGACCCATGGCTTCTGCACCTTTTTGCAGATAAGGTTGAAAACTTCCAATACCACCTAATGCACTTGCTATAGCTTGTTGTTGTCCTTCAGAAAGATCTGCTAACTGTTGAGCAGAAAAAGGCATTTGTGAGCCATCACCTGTAAGTGCTTTCGCACTTGCAAATATATCAGCCAAATATTCTTCTTGAAAAGGTGCTAACCTTACAATTTGTTCTTGTTTGACTTCTTGTGGATCTGCCATCACGCAACCCTTTCTAATTGTGACATCATGTCATACATTCTTGCAGCACCGACATCTCTGTCTCCGCCACCTGCACCACGGACAGCCTTTGCTGTTACTACAAATTCTCCGTCTGATAATCTAGCAGGAACTGAATCACTGGTTCCTGTACCGGGGCCTGTTACTTCACCACCTACCATAAAATTACGCATTAATTGACTTGGATCACCCACAGAAGCCATAGGCATCATAGGTGCTTTTGGTGCTAGTCTCTTGTCTAACTCATTTTGAATCTGTCTTATCTCTGCTTCTGTATAACCTGCTTTTCCTGCTCTTGTATTAAATTTTAATTGTCCAGTGGTCATTTTTTCAGCAAAAGTTCTAGTATCATTTAGATCTGGTAGCTTCATATCTATTTCTGCTATACCACCTTCATTCATTTCTAATTCGCCTCGTCTTCTTCTGTTGTCTTCAAAATATTGCCTACGCTCATCTGGGTCATCTAAATTATACAGCTTATTACCAATTCGTCCAGTACCTAACCTAGTTCTTCCCACTGGATCAGGACGCATCTTAAAACCACCTGTTTGTTGTTCTTCACCAAGTCCTCCAGCTAGTCCTAATATTCCACCACCTAATGCTATTTTACCCATGGTGCTTTCTGGAATTAATTTACTGAAAATAGAATCAGTGCCTGCTGATTTTATAGAAGTAAGTGCATTAGTATCTGCGAACTCTCCTGGGCCGAGTGCTTGTGGTGATGCAAAAGGCGAACCTTCTGTACTAAAATCAAACTCTCTACCAAAGTCTTTACCACCCGCAGCATATGTTGTGACTCCAGTTAGTGCAGCATTTCTTAATGCTTCTTCGGCACTTCTACCTGCTGCAAGTGATCCAATACCCGATCCTATTGAGGCACCTAACGGACCACCAAAATACATACCAATAGCACTACCAATTAAGGGAGCGGCTTTCTTTAGTGTTTTTGTGATGTTTCTAAATATTCCCATTTACTATACCGACACAGTTACAGTTCCAACAGAGCTTGTTCCAGATACCCCATCAGTACCTGCTATATTTAATAAACTTATCTTAACATTATTTCCTTGTCTGTACAAGGTTCCCACCTCTAAACCCACATCACTTGTAGGCATGGCAGTAAAAACTAATTTAGTATTTCTACCCTCCCCAGGGTTATCTGATTGTTGTATAAAAAAATCAAGTGCTCTAACCAGGTCTATAATATATTCTTGGTCAACATTACCTATGGGTAATGGAAGTCTTGGAGAAGCAACATTCCTCGAAGACATTATCTTCTCCCGTCTGGTCTAATATCTACTCTTGGGGTTCCAAGTTTCCATGCCACACCTTGTTCCGTTGACTCAAGCTTCATGTTAAAGGATCTTCCTCTAAGCCTTACGTTAACTAAATCTGTGAACTGTTCTACTGGAGTTGTTGCAGTTCTTGTAGTAGAACCACTAGAAGTGTTTGAGTATGTGCTTCCAGGTCCCTTTCTAGCTTGTAGTGTAAAGTTTGCAGTGGGGTTACCAGTTGTAGAAGTAGAACCTGCAAACGTAATGTCTGGTATCAATTGTTTTATAAATGTGAATTGATATCCATCACCTATATCTATTTGACTTGATTCTATAGATGCAGTCATTGCACTACCATCGTCATCGTTTCCATTCTCATGTTCAAATAAGTATGAAGGACCTGCTGCAACGGGAAACTGACGTATTCCTCTATCATGCCACGCTGTTCTAGTTAATGTTCCGTAGTACCATGTTTTTTCTAAATAGTTATATATAACATATTTATCATTTTCTTCTGAACTAGCAGACGGATAAAACCACCATATCTCACCCCATTTTGAGTTAACACCTGCCACTACTTTGTCTTGTTGTTGTGTATTAAAATCTAAGAAAATTTTGTCTCTTACAGTGCAAGGTATCTGTTGAGTTTGTCCAGCATATAGATAAAAATTATCTTTACCCATCCAAAACACTGCGTCATCTACGGCTACGGCAGCTTTAGGACTTGCGATTGTAATATTTTTAGAAAGTTCTTGTAATCCAAAAGTGAAAGGTGGACCTATAAATCTCATGCTAAACAGACTTCGATCTGTGTAAACAAGTATTTGTTGTTTTGTTTCTACTGCTTGTACAAAAGTAGATCCACTACTTAACCTTAAATCACCAGCAGTATTTGTTGCTGTTGGTGTAAAATCTGTTAAAGATTCTTGAGATCCAAAACGAATAAGCAATGGATCTTGTGTCGTTGTACCAAGTGTATTTGCACCAAAAACAATTATATGTCGATCTAAATCAGACACTAGAACTTGTTTCGCTATGGTAGGAGCATCAGAAGCTCCAGATAAAGAGGTTATATTTACTGCTGCACTGCCAGTGCCGTTTGACTCATCCCAATGAAAAATACCACCATCTCTTGGATTTATGAGTAAGTCTTCACCAAAGTTATCATGAGACCATAATCTTATTTGAGCAGTTGTTCCACTAGCTGCAGCTTCACCCCAACCAAATGTTGATAAATCTGCATTTACACCACTCCAACCTCCAGCACCCCATCCATTGCCACCAACGGCAGTGTCAAGACCTACATTGATTTGATAGACACCATCAACACCAGAACCGCCATTACCACTATCAGAAGAGTTTGCTGTTACACTAACAACAATTTCATAAGAATTAGCATTAACTATTTTTGTTATTTGATGTTCTGCATTTAGAACATCTGCCGTAACAAGACCACCTAGAGTTACTGCACCAGATATGGTTACAAAATCATTGACTACTGCACCATGACTAGAATCTGTTACAGTTATAGTTGATGAACCATTAGTAGCAGAGAAAGTGATACTGTTCGTAGAGGTTTTACGAACTGGAGTTACATCAAAGAATTTACCACCTTCTTCTATGTAATACTTTAAGTGTGTGCCCACACCCATGTAGTTAGATCCGTCTAATGCGATCCAATTGTGTAAAGCTCTTGCTGTTCCTTGATAGGTGTTGTCAGATTGTTTGACCCAACCACCTATTTTTTCTGGAAAGCCTGCATAAAACCTAACTTTCTCACAGTCAAAATAACCACCTTCATTAGAATATGAAGTTATTTCTCTGTTTATACCTGGTCTGAATTTTAAAGATGTAATAGGCATAGCATCATGATACTACTCTTTTTAAAATATTACAATATTACTTGTATTACCAAAACAAAAGGGCATCGCCAACTCTTGTAGAAATGTATTCTTTCATTTTATTTTGCGAAGGCATAATACCAACCAGTAGCAATATACTTGGTATTCGATATAGGTGGGTTACCCCTATGGGTATGCGTAAATCCAGCAGGAAATAATAACATACTACCTTTTTTGGGTTTAACTCTCATACTATGGTACAAAAATTCTGTTTCTCCGCCTTCTTCAACATCGTTTAAGAATATACTCCAAACTAAAAATCTTTCTTTATTTTCTTGACTACCATTTTCGTAATGCCAATCATGAAAGCCACCACTGGGTGTTGTCTCTTGAAATTTAAATTCTGTAAAATCAATAAAAGAATGTTCTACAGTTGAAATCAAACCCTCTGCCATTGTGTTGGTATATACTTTTAAACCCTCTTTTAAACAATTAGTAAATATGTCACCAACTTTACCATCAAATTCTATCTTTTCTGCAACTTGTATACCTGTCAAATGTGTTAAATAAAGTGTTCCTGGAATTTGTATGTCTTGCCTACCTTTTCTGTTGTCTATGGTTGTATATACTTTATAATGTTTTTCTGGATCATTCATTTGTTCGACTATAAAATCACAAATTTGTGTACTGAGCATATTATCTATCGTCATAACAAAGTTTTTTACATGAACATTTTTATTCATAGTGGTATACCTTTATCATCATATATATTCATTTTTCTGAGGTTGTTGCATTTAGGACATTCATTACAATGCCATTCAGTTGAAAAGCAAGTTCTAACCATTTTTTTCAAATCTATTTCTAATGTATCCCAAGCCTCTTTTTTATTTTTAAATCTATCTATACCTTCACCTTTATATACAGTAGCTGGAGTACAAAGGTCTATATCAGAGTTTTGTAACCTTGAACCCACATCAATATAAAATTGCATTTTTTCCTTTGTGTAGTCACCAGGAAGACAATGATGACCATAAACTTCTGTATCATTTTCGTGTTTTACGTATTTTTGTCTTAATATTTCATCTGTATAACTATAGTGACCCATCCACATACGATCAATGTTATAATTATTGCAAAACATTGCTCCATAAAAAACACACCATTGATTATCTGTGCCAAAATATGTGCTTTCATTTTCTTCATCTAATGTTGTCATCACAGTAGCTTGTGAATATTCAAAATCACCATACTTTTCTTTCATGTATTGAAGAATATTATTTGCTGCGATGTTTTGTAAACGCACTCTACCATGCATCCTTTCTGCCCAACCTAATTCTATATACAAAACTCTTACTTTTTTCTTCTCTTGTAAAAAGTGCTTGAGTAATATTGTACTATCTATTCCACCAGAAAATAAAAGTAATTCAGTCGCCTCATTCATTGAACTACCTACTACGATCTAGAAAAGGATAATTTTCAGACATCATTGTTGGTTGTGGTTTTGGTCTACTAAATAAATAATTTGGATGGATTCCACGACCAAAGTAATTAAAGTTTATTGTCATTCTATAGGGTACATTTGTGGGTGATGAACTTGAATGAGGAGTAGCAGAATTAAATATTAATATCCTATTTCCTTTTGATTCTATTTCTGTTCCATCTGCTAAATAAGTAGGTGCATTGCAATCAGAAACAAAAAACAAAGCACCAACATTATACATATCATAATCAATATGTGGTGCATGAATATAATGTTCTTTTGCACCTATGTAGAAATTACATTTAACTCTCATTAAAGCATCGATGTATAGTTTAGAAGTTATGTTTGTGAAAGGCTCTATATCAGTTTCAGAAGTCCATTGCTCTCTTGCAGGTCTATTATTGCTGAATATAGAATTAACCATGTAGAAATCATCGTTAGATACATCATTGTAATTTATTTGTGGAGCAATATGCCAACCCATGTTAGATTCCATGTGTTCTTTTAGAGAACCAAATTCATGATAAGGCAAAAAATCATCATAAACAGCATAAAAAAAATCACCATAAGACTTTTCTTTTTTGCACATTTCTAAAAATTGTTTTTTATTCATTTATACTTACCTAAAATTATATCCACGCACCCAACATACTAAACTATATCTTGTACCTTTAGTCACTGGAACAACCCCATGCCTCATGTAAGATGGGAAAAATATAGCTGTTCCTTGACTTAAAGAGTCTTCGACAATAAATTTCTCTTTATCATCTGGGAACTCAAACGTGCCACCTTCATAATATTCTGGTGCCGTTAATTGAATAGAAACAGAAAGTTTTCTTACTAGTTCATTTGGTGAAATATTGTCATAAACACCATCTTCGTGTGGTTCATAAAAACCTTGATTTTTTTCATCATACTTTGTTATTTGAAAATGTTCAGGTTCTAATAATTCAAAATTGTAAAATTCATTGTTAACTTTATTTATTAACTGAAGTATAGGAGTATATATATCTAAATACTTTATACTCCCAACAAGAAAATTTGTTTCACTTTTTCTTACAGTAGGTTGGTTTCGACCTCCATCAGTTAGTGCTGATGTAAATCCTGGTTTAGCTACTTCTATTATCTTATTACATAAATCTGAAGAAATAGCATTTTTAGCTATAATAATATTTCTTTTCATGTTCTTCTCATTTCGGGTACTGGGTAATACGGAGCATTTATGTCAAAAAAACTAATAAATGTAAGTCTTTCCTCTTCTGGTTTTAGATTGTAAATTGCTCCATGTAAATTTGAACCATCAAAACCTATTAATTTGTTGTAAGATGAATTAAATAAACAATCTAATTTAAACTGATTTAAATGATTGTTAAGATATTTATAATAATCTTCCATGTTTAAATCAGGGCTTTTGCTATAATATAAACTTTTTAACGTAGGATCGATTGCAGCAAAGTTGAAACCACTTTTTTGAGAATATAGAGCGGTTCCACAAAAATCGTTTTCTGAAAGATATATTATAGCTGTAAATTTTGTCTCATGATCACCATGTATCCACCCTTTTCCTAGGTGTTCTTTATTTAAAACATGAGCTTCTACATCTTCATATCTTATTTTTTGAAAAGAAGAAGTTGCTTGATATGTCAAAGTTTGAAATTGATTAAAATCAGGATATAAAAGTCTTAAAATTTTGCAATTAATTTTTTGAACAAGATCAACACTATGATCATCTTTTGCCTCTGCTCTTAGTCCTGGATAATTTCCAAGTGGTTTTTCATATGTTAATGATTCAGCAAATTGTTTAATATAATTAGGTTTTTCAAAAAAATTGTTCACTTGTAAACTTGGGTAATTCATTCTGATACCATCATATTTTCATATAAATTTGGTCTTTTATCGTATTGAAATTCTGGATAAAACTGACCATCTTTTTCTATGTAATGTAAAAAAACTTGCCTATGCCAATCGTATTGTAACTCATGTCTCCAGTGCTCTTGTTCACATCCTTTGTAAATCACACCTTCTCCAATATTTAATTTAAAAACATTATCATCTACATTTATTGTCCACATATCTTCTTTATGTGATGCGTCTATACATAAAGTCACACTTACTTCACAAGAGGGTCTGTCTGTATGTGGAGGACAATCTTGTGTTTTAAAGTAAGTTCTCCAAAAAGAATAAGTTGGAATCAATTCTTTACCATACGCTTCTTCTACTTTTGGTTTAATAAAGTGTAGCAAATTTTCAAAAACTGGATCAGCATAAACACTTTTTGTTCCAGTAAACATTTGTTGTGAAGAGGGATTAATTAATTTTTCAATATATGCCATATGATCAGACAAACACTTTGCATGATCTTTTTCTAAAAGTTTGATTTTTGTATTAATCATATTCTTGCTACCTTATAAAAGAATTTATAAGAAATGAAGATATATGTCAAATGTTAAGACCAAGGAAAAGAAGCTGTAAAGTTCCCTTCAGAATCAGTTGAGCCTTTAGCTACAGCCCCATTAACTTTTTCTTGAAAATCTATGTTGTTTTCAATGCCAGTTTTTATATCAGCTAATTGAGTAGATCCAACTCTTCCTTCAATCCAGCTTGCTACATTCGCTTCTGTGACAGAACCATATGCCGTAAAATTACTATCTATATTATCTACATTCATATCTAAATCAAAACTTGCTTCAGATGTTATACTGTTAATAGTTTCACTTGTTCCAGTTAAAGTTGCTTCTACCCTAAGAATTGCATCACTATAAGTAGTTCCATTTTTTGTAATATCTTTAGTATGTAAAGTGTTTATTGTCCAAGCGTATTTTGCCATTATTCTGTGCCTCCTGCGACTGTACCATTATTTGTAAAACTTACGTTTGATATACCTTCGATGTAGTTTCCTGCACCTCCAGCTGAACCTCCAGATCCTCCAGCAGATCCTGGTGTTGTTGAATTTGCTCCAGTTGCTCCAGTAGATCCAGCACTTCCAGCCTGACCATATCCACCTCCTGCACCTCCAGCACCTCCAGTTCCACCATCTCCAGCAGGAGTTGGTGATCCTCCACTTCCAGAACTGCCTGATCCTGCAGAAGGATTATTAAAACCTCTACCTACTCCTCCTGCACCTCCAGCACCTCCAGCACCTCCTGATGCTTGAGTTTGTTGTGATTGTGGATATGTCCTATAAATTTCCCACGATGTTCTTGTACCTACATTAAATTGATTTTCGCCTTGAGAGATTTGTACGGGACCAGTACCTCTTGGATTTCCTCTGTTATAAGTGTACTGACCTTGAGTAAATGAAGTTCTATTGAGAGGACCAACGGGATATGAGGCTGCTCCAGGAGCAGGACCATATTGTATTGCTGAATTTTGTGAGTAAGTGCCTTGTCCATATGGAATGCCATAAGGAGCTTTGTATGAAGGGTTATTATTTGCAACTGATGCCCATTTATAATAAGCATTTCCAGGACCTCCAAAAAAAGGACCTTGTGTGGCATTGGTTTGAGATTGTTGACTTAGGTTACCACCAACACCTCCGCCTCCACCACCAGAGCCACCTCCACCTCCAGCTAATATACTTCCATTGTTAATTAAGGTTACTGCTACTGATGCTTTAAAAGCGTCTCCACCTGCAGATCCTGCAGAACCTGCTCCAGAATTTGCTGAACCACCAGATCCTGCCGCTCCTCCTGCACCTATTATACTACCATTATTGGTGATAGTGATAGTTCCATCACCTCCAGAATCTGCTTCTAAAGCATATTCAGAAGTGTTGTTTGTGCCTAAAGTTACTGAAGAAGGTATTACAACCTTTTTAGGATAGTCTACTCCATAATCAGTAGATCCAAATACATCAGATAAATTTTGATCTGTAGCTCCAGAGGAATAGGTAAAAGTAAAACCTTTACCTTGATCATAAAAATCACTCACATCTAAAGCACCACTTTCAGGCACATTCGCGGCATCATTAACGGCATTATTTGTGGGGTGTTTAGCTCTTATGTTAGAGCCACCTCTATAAAGATCACCAAGACTAACGGCACTTGAGCCACCAACAAATTCGGTTCTTAATGCAGAAAATGATAAAGATTGTCCAGACGATGGAATTGCCATTTAACTACCTTTTAATTCATTAACTTCTTGTTTTAATTTTTCAATTTGCAATTTAGATGTGATTACATCATCACTAAGCTCTTTGACTGCTTCTATTAAAACAGATGTTAATTTACCATAGTCTACAGATTTTGTCTGCATCTCATCCTCTGCTGTTAACACAACTTCTGGTACAATAGTTTCCATATCTTGTGCTAGAACACCAACTTGAGTTT